GCTCCATCGCGGCCTGCCAGTCGATCCCACCGCCGAAGTTCGGAGACCGCGCCGAAGGCGCCGAACGGGTGGCCGCAGACAAGATCCAGTTCCGCCAGGTGGCCGGCCAGTCCAGCTTGGTCGCTCCCGAGCCGGCCTTCGCCGCCCAGTAGTTCCGGAACTTCTCCGTCTCAAGGTCCAGGTCCACCCTCGGTGCCCGCACTTCACCCCACAAGATCATCTGCCGGGACGGGGTGAAGCTCTCGGGCAGCCGACTCGCCCGGACCTTCCTCGGGCATTCCTCCCGTGGGGGGACTACTCCAGGTGTTCTTCCTGGAGTAGTTAGGGGGGTAAGTACTTCTTCTGGGTAAGTACTCTCTTGTTCGTCTACCAGATTTGGGAGTGGGTCCCTACCAAAATTTGGTAGGGACGTCTCCTCCACCAACTGCCCAAAACGGACCTGGTAGCTGTTGGTGTCCTGACCCCGCTCGTCCTTCCGCTCGAAGATCAACAGGGCGTTGAGGTCCCTCAGCTCGTGCACAACCCGGCGGGCAGTGTTGAGAGCAACCCCCATATCTTTGGCCAAAGTAGACATAGAGGGCCAGATGCGGTCATAGACGCCATTCTTGGTATCGAACTTGCCGTAACCGGCAAGCGTGCAGTACGCCAGCACGGCGTTGCCGGAGGGCTGCTTGGCCAGCAACCAGGCCGGCACCATCGCGAAGCCGCTCATTAGTCCACCTCATGGCGAGTTGTGGGAATTCCTGCCTGTTCGGCCTTTTTGGCGCAGTCCGTCGCCCCGGCGGAGCCGGCCCGGATGAAGGCGTGGCACTCCGCGGGGGCGGTCGCGACCATCTCGGCGTTGCGGCGTGGGCCGGCAGCCCGGCCGTGCGTGGCCCAGTCGGCGGGGTGACCCTCGGCGGGGACGCCCAGCTCCTCGCACCACTCCCCGGCGATCCGGTCGGCGCCGGTCGGGCAGGCGCCGTGCACCACCACCAGGGCCGGGTGGGCCGCCAGGAGGCGGTCGAGCACCGCGACGACGGTGCCGGCGGCCAGCCAGTTGCGGGAGCCGGTGATCAACACGCGGTAGCCGTAGTCCTCCTCGGAGATGGCCAACGCCAGCAGCACCGCCCGTGCCTGCCAGGTGATCAGGGGCTCGTGGAGCTCCCTGGGCAACACCCAGTACGGGTGCGCGATGGCATCGGCGATGCGCCGGATCGTGCTGATCCGGTGCTCCCCGTCGGGCCGCTCCTGGGTCGCCCGGTAGATCGGGGGCGGATCGTGCTGTACAGTCATCGGCGGATCCTCCTCTGTGTGCGCATAGGTGATCCGTGAGGGAGGCCGATCCGTCGGCCTCCCTCCTTCGTTGAGGACCACCGCAGGAGGGCAACGTAGCACGGGACGGTGATCCTGTGTAGTATGTGCAGGGTCGTACACTGAGAGGATGACAATGATCCCCTGGGCCCAGATCACCTGTCGGCTGTGCGGGGTCAGTCGTGTTGCCACCACGTGGCACTGCGGCAGCCGGACCTGTCCCTGGTGCTACGCCTGTGCCACCAGAAACAGCCCCGCCGACGGTCCCGACCCTCCGACCCCGACAGGTTCGGTCTCATGACGCGCAACGCTGAGAGGATGCCATGACGCAACATATGCTCCACGCCGAGGCCGCCCGCGAGGCGGTGACCACCGCGGCGCAGATCCCGACGGTCGCTATTGTCACCATTACGCCAGGGGCAGCAACGGCACTGCTCAACGCCAACACCCGTAATCGTCGCCTGTCCGAATCCCGCATTCGCGGACACATGGACACGATCCAACATGGTCGGTGGATGTTGAGCGACTCTGCACTCACCATCGACACCGACGGATTGATCGTCAACGGTGCGCACCGGCTTACCGCGTGCGAACGCACCGGGCTGGCCATCACCATCCTGATGTTGGAAGGGGTGCCGCCGCAGACCCGGGATATCGTGGACACCGGACTCAAGCGAACCATGGCGCATACCCTGACGATTCGCGGCGAGGTCAACGCCACCAACCTCGGAGCGGGTATCGCCCTGCACTACTTCTACTCAACCGGCGGCATCCATCTCTACCTGGGCAGCGACGGGCGCCCCACGGCGGCCCCTACCAGGGGGGCCGGAGCGGAAGTGCTCTCCCATGACCTCCTGCTGGCCCATCTGGACGACCATCCCGAGCTGCGCCTGGCCGCCAAGGACGCCGCCCCCGTCGGCTGGCACCTGCCCCGGATGAAGCGCTCCACCGTGGTGGCTTTCCTGGCCATCACGCGCGCGTTGGACGCTTACCAGTCGGCGGCGTTCTGGGAGCGGGTGAAGACGGGGGTGGAGCTGCATCCGGGCATGCCGGAGAACACCCTGCGGAACTGGCTCCTCCGGGCCGATGCATCGGTCAGCCGATTCTATGCGCTCGGCATGATGATCAAGGCATGGAATGCAGGCCGAGCCGGCGAAGAGATGCGTGCACTGCGCCTAGTCCACACCGAAACCTTCCCGGAGGCGAAGTAAATGCTCACCCGTCGATCTGACGAAACCACTCGGATTGTCTCGTTTCTCGCCCAGGGCGAGGACAAGATCGAGGGCTACTCCCCCAGGCAGAAGGCAAGCCGACCTATTCGCCTGTCTCCCGTCAACGTGACCTGTGAGTTCGCAGACGGTGTTCTTGAGCGGGTCGTCGTCAACGGCCCGATCGTCACCTCCACCGGGCGACTGCACTCCACGATGTGGATCAGTTGGCAGTGGCCCTCGCATCGAGTGGAACACCGGGTGCCCCTTCCTGAGGCCAATCCGCCCCAGATCGTGCTGGACGCCCTGAAGGATCTGGGCTACGGCCCAGACGGGCAGCCCCTCTAGGACCAGGGCCGGGGCGTCAAGGCCCCAGCAACGGGGGCCAAGACTGGCCATGACGGATAGTCGAAGGTGACTCCGGCGACCACCCCGAGCCAGTTCTGCGTCCCGGCCCTCCCACAACCGTGCAAAGGACGCCCATGCCACGTGCCAAGCGCGCGCCCCATCCGTTCCGTGCCCGCAACATCTATGTCCCCGCCCATCTTCAGCCGGCCTGGCTGGAGGCCCAGATGGTGGCGAACGAGCATGACCTCGCGCTGTCCACGCTGGTGAGCCTGGCCGTCGTGGACTTCCTGACCACGCACATGCTGTCCTGCGCGACATGTCAGAACGTTCTCCAGTCGGCTAGACTGTCCAGGGACGGTAGTGCACCGTCCGCCTAGGGACGGAGCATGATGGCAACCCTGTCGGAGGAGATGCGCCGTCTCCAGATCATCATCGAGAGGCTGGAGACGGTGACCGCCGCCTGGAAGCAGGCCATGGCGGTGGAGAAGAACTGGTATGAGCAGGTGCTGGCCGCCGCGCTGGAGGCCAAGCTGGCGGGCGTCAAGGTTCCCCGGATCATCGAGACCACCGGGATCAGCAGGTCGAGCCTGTACGGCCTGGTTGCACCGGCCGAGCCCGCCGTCGTGTCGGAGCCGGACGCTCCTGCGGACAGTCCGGCTCCTGAGGTTCCGCCCTTCGCGATGGCCACCGATGGGGCAGGACCCGCCTGGCTCAGGTAGACTGGAGCCAGCACGGTGGCCGGCCCCAGCCACGGGTTCGCTGACGGTCAGGGTTTCTCATCCTCTCCCCGCCTTCAGGTCCGCGTGGTCTTGCGCCGAGGCCGGCCGCAGCCGGCCACCGTGCCACCAGAGAGGATGAATCCCATGAGGGAGTACGACCCGGACGAGCCGCCCTGCGACGATCACGCTGATCGGGCACATGAGTACAGCCATGCCGGTCGCTACATGTGCGGTGACTGTTTCATAGACCATTGGCAGACCTGCGCCGACTGTCGCGCCTGGGTTGCCGAGCACCCGTAACGCCATCATCTGACATTGGAAAGGACGTCCCGCCATGGCTGGACTCTGGCAGAAGTACCTGGTGCTCCGCAGGGACGGCACGGTGCCACCGTGGCCGTACCTGGTACTCGGCGCACGCGACCCGGCGGTGCCCATCGCCATCTGGACGCTCGCTGCAAAGGCCCGCGAGCTTGGCATGGATCCGCAGTACTGCCGGGAGCTTCATGAGCTGGCCGAGAAGTTCGACGCCTATCGGCTCCAGCACGGGGACAGCGACCCGGATGCTCCCCAGCACCGCACCGACGACCCCGGCACGGTCAGCAGGCTGAGCGAAAGGTGATCTGTCCGGAGTGTTGTGTCGACAACCACGCCGCCTGCCTGTATCCCGCGCGCACCTGTTCCTGCCAGCACCACCCCCGGAGAAGTCGCGATGCAGCGGTCGGCGAGTCCCCACCCGTTCAGCACCGGATTCTGCTCAGCCCGGATGCCGCCCTCATCCCACGCCCGCTGCCCGGTGTGGGTAGCAGGGCACTTCTGCACCTGTCCCGAATGCTCCCATCGCGAGGAACCGACCGATGCTGAACTTGCTGCTGCTCCCGCTGACCGCCCCCGCCCTGATCGTTGAACTGACAGGGGGGTACGCGCTGCGGCGCTACGTTCTCCGGATCACCGCCACCCAGGGCCGACACCGTGCCGTCGGCCGTGCTCGGCATGCGCACCGTCATGCCGAGCACCGGAGGGGCATCTGGACCCTGGCCGAGGCCAGCCAGGCGGCGCGAACCCGACTGACCGCCTAGAACGGCGGCTCGTCCGCGAAGCCTGCGGCCTGAGAGCGGCTCGACGCCCACGGGTCCAGCGGCTCACTGGCCGCTGGGGGCGCCGAAGCTGCCGCAGGGGACTGCTGGCGGCTAGCGCGGCGCACCTTGACCACGGCCCGCCGGGCCGAGCCGGCGACGTCGTCCACGATCAGCTCAAGCTGCTCGCGCTTCTCCCCCTCCTTGGTCTCCCAGGTGTTGTTCCGCAGCTTGCCGGTGACCAGGAGGTCATCGCCCTTACCGAAGGACTCCGCGACCTGCTCGGCCAGGGTGCGCCACGCCACGCACCGCATGAAGATCACATCGGCATCGATCCACTTCCCGGCCTGCTTGTCATAACGCTGGTTGTTGTGCGCAAGGGTGAATGTGCAGTTCGGGATCCCCGAGTTGCCGAAGCGCAGCTCGGGATCCCGGACAAGCGTGCCGCTCATGGTCAGAGCTATCGTCATCGGAGAAAGTCCTCAATCCAGTTCCAGTCAGAGGGACGGACCACCTTGTAATGCACAGGCGCGTAACGCACGGGCGCGTCGTGATGGAAATTGACCAACCGGAGGGCGCTGCCCCAACGGGTTTGGGCTACGGACATGCGACCCTTCTCGGCCTTCACCTCCCAGAACGCGAGCTGCCCGTGCCGCACCATCACCAGGTCGGGGAACCCGGGATCGCCGACCTGGTGCGTGGCCCAACGCCCGCGGGCGTTCTGCGCAGGCAGCGGATGGAAGACCAGCCAGCCGTTAGTCTTCGCCCAGGAGACTATCTTGGACTGAAACTCGACCTCGCTCTGAAGCAGTTCCAGGGTGCGGACCGATAGGCGCCGGGGGCGCACTTCCTTTTGCACTCGCGTCACGTTCCCGCCATTCCGCTCGGTGCTGGTTGCAGAGGTAGTGGAGCGTCCGGACGGAGCGGCCCGCATGCGCGGGCACGAGCGAGCCGGTACGCGCCCAGACGCCCACCCGTGGCGCCCACCGGCCCCCGTCGTGATACAGGATCCACACACACGCCGAGCACAGGTCGCGACGGTTGCGGGGTCGGTGGCGGCGGTACTGCGCGCCCGGCTCCCCCCGAAAGATGTCCGGCAGTGCCGGCACCGGGGCGATCTCCGGCAGGGGGAGCGACGTCTGTCTGGTCACACGCATAGCGTATCGAGCTTGAGACATCTTCGTCCAGTCGCTACACTGTTCTGTGTGGCTGCTAAACGAGTCCCCGGCCTGGGGGTGGGGACGGGCGCCCATTGGCTGAAGGTGGGACCGCATTGGATCTGGACAACCCTGACCACTGAGGACCTGAACAACCCGAAGCTGTGGACCCGCCGGACCCCCCTAGCCTGGGCTGAGATGGTTCTCCGTCGCCAGACCCGCCGTCACGTCACCGAGAGGATGATTGATGTCGAACTCCCCCCCGATCGAAGATCCGCCGGTTCTTCCGAACCTGCCGCCGCAGCACCCGCGGGCACCGGGCCCGCCCCCGATGCCCCCGATGCCCCCCACGGACCCGAGGGATCATCCGCGGTTCCTGAAGTCTCCAGGTCTCATGGAGGTTGAGGAGGCCGCCGAGGCGGCTACCCGACGGCCCACCGTCCAGGAGCTGTTCATTAGGGTCATGCGGGGCGTGTCGGCCATCGCCAAGGCCGACCGGAACACGGCGCAGAACTACAGCTTCCGTGGGGTCGATGCGACCATGAACGCGGTCGGCCCACTGGTGCGCGAGCATGGCCTGCTGGTGCTCCCCGAGAACGTCCTGCTGCTGAGCGACGAGCGGTATGAGACCCGCGGCAGGGACGGCCGGCCCGGCACCCCGATGCGCGGCGTCACCGTGCAGGTCCGCTGGCGGTTCGAGGGACCCACCGGGGACCTGATGTTCGCCGTCACCCTTGGCGAGGCCGCCGACTCCGGAGACAAGGCCATCCCGAAGGCCATGAGCGTGGCGTTCCGCGAGCTGTGGCTGAAGGGCCTGGTGGTCCCCACCGGGGACCCGGATGTGGACCAGGAGCCGGCACCGCCGCGGGCCGCCCAGGAGCCCACCCCGCCGCCAGCGCTGGTGGAGCAGCTCATCCACGGCATCGACCACGCCACCACCGAGGATCCCGGCCTACGCGAGGCGTGGCAGCTCGTGCAGAGCCATCACACCGCGGGCGAACTGGACAGGGCGACCTACGTCGCCCTCCGGGACCGGGCAGAATCCCGGATCGCCACGCTTCAGGCCGAAAGGACGGATGGGTATGAATGAGACCGAGGCCCGCGCACACATCCGGCTGTGGATCGCAGAACTGAGAGATCCCGCGCATAGCCAGGGACAGGGTCAACTTGTTTCTCCGATGGAACCCGACCAGCCGGGCGCGGTTGCGAGGGCATTCTGCTGTCTCGGTCTGGCCTGTGAGACGGCCATCAAGGCCGGCCTGGCCCTTGAGTTCGTGACCTGGGGCTATCGCTGCATCGATGGCGTCGGACCGCTCTACACGGTCACCACCACCCTTCCCCTGACGGTGGTGGAGTGGCTGCTGGGGCCGGCGCGCGGCACCACCCCGGACTCGGATGCAGAAGAGTACCCGCTCGCCCAGGTCTTCTGTAACGGCGGAGCGGTCGCGACTCTGACCGCGATCGACGCCAACGATTCGTTGACATGGACCTTCGAGGAGATTGCGCAGGTGCTGGAATGGCAGCTCAATGGCCAGGCCGAGCCGCCTGAGCATCTGAACGTCTGGGCTCATGAGGGGATCCGGACCGCGGGCTACGGCGCAGGGGACCTCTCGAAGATGAGCGTCGAGCGTCCGTTTGACCTGGGATCCGACCCGGAATGAACGGACTGCCCGTCGTCTCCGGGTCCGAACTGGACACGTTCCTGCGGTGTCGGATGCTGCACACCTACCAGTTCGGTCTGCACCTGGAACCGCGGGGCAAGTCACGGGCGCTGGAGATCGGTACGGCCGGCCACGCGCTCCTCATGCCCTACTACCGGGCGCTGGCCTCCGGGTCCAGCCACGCCGAGGCGATGGGCCAGGCCGAGGCCCTGGCGAGCTGGCAGGCCATCAGCGCGGGGGTGCGGCCCGACCTGATGGACTTCGCGCTCTGGCTGGTGCGGATCTACTGGGCCGCCTATCCCTTCGACACCAAGGACTGGCGGATCGTCGAGGTCGAGCAGACGTACCGGGTCGAACTGGATGGCTACGTCTACGCCGCCACCATCGACCTGCTCGTCGAGGACTCCGAGGGGCTGCGGATCGTGGACCACCGGTTTCTGGGCCGGTTCTATGAGGAGGAGATGGCCGCCATTGACCCGCAGCTCCCCCGGTACGTGCTCGCGCTCCAGGCGGCCGGCCGGCGGGTCACCGGGGCCACCCGGAACATGGTCCTCACCGGGGCCTCCAGCATGCGGGCCGCCAAGCGGGTCAGCCGGCTCCCGGTGCCCATCGACGGGTTCAGGCTGGCCACGGCCCTCATGGAGCGCGACCGGGTGGCGGGAGAGCTGATCGCCTGGCGGCAGATCCCGCTCGACGTGCGGCGCAGGATCGCACCGCGCACGTTCTACGCCCCCATGTGCCGGCAGTGCGACTTCAAGGTCCCCTGTTCGCTTTCGGCCACCGGAGAGGACGACTCAGCCATTCTGGACCAGCATTACGTGCCCTCCACCTACGGCTATTCAGAGGATGACAATGCCCTACCATAAGGGGCCCATGACCGGTCGGCGGCTCCATCGGCAGCACGCCTCCGCCGAGCGGATCACCATGGGTACTTGCCGACACTGTGAGTTGACCATCGAAGGCACCCAGCGGTACGAGTGGGTCCACCTGACCACGCAGCTCTACTGCTGCGCCAAGCTGGACAACCACCATCGCCTGACAGCGGCCGAGCCGCTGCTGCACACACGAGTGAGGACGGGCGCACGTGGACAGTGAGATCACCCCCAAGATGGTCGCAGTTGCCCTGCTCATCGGGCTGGTACTGGCCATCGGCGGCTGGTATGCCTACTGGGCCCTGGCCAAGGCCAGTACCAACAACCGCTACGAGGTCAACACCCACACCCAGCAGTACCAGGCATCGCTCGTCTCGCAGGAGCGGGATCGGATGTCCGGCTACCTCGCGGCAACCGATTCGGGGCAGAAGCTCGCGATTGCACAGCAGTTCTGTGCCGTCTTCCCGTCCCTGGACATCCCGCCGTCCGACCTCGTCTCCGCCGCCAGCCAGCTCTGTCACTGAGAGGATCAGATGCACATCATCCGTAGGCTACCCGTATTGGCTGTCGCCGTGACCGCTGTTACTTTCCTGCTAGCTGGTTGCACGTCCAGTAGGCCCGGCAGTATCGCGAATGACCAGAGAAACACAAACAGCCAGCTTGATCGGTATCAGAAGAACCAGCCGATCCCGGCCGCCGACTGGTCGCAGTACCGGCAGACCCTCATCGACGTGGAGCTGGCCCAGATCCACGGGGTGGCCACCACCAGCTTCTTCTTCAACCTGGGCACCGACAACCCGATCAAGACGTGCCCGTCGATCGGCTACCCCGTGCCCACCACGGCGCAGCTCACCAACCCTGATCAGGTCGTTGCCGCACCGAATACGCAGGCCGCGACCATCGGCCAGGCCGAACCCAACGGCGCCTACAACGGCCCGTCGTCCGGCACCTACGTAGTATGCGTCACGCCGAGCGGCACCCGGTACATCTCCTACTGGGAGGGTGACGTGCAGACCGAGGGCGGCGGTGCCCGGTGGAACCGGGTCACCGGCATGATCGAGCTGGACACGGCCACGGTGATCACCAAGGGCCGGTAACAAGCTTCCCAAGATTGGCGCGCCTAGGGGATTGGTCTGGCCCTAGGGAAGGAAAGTCACCATAGAGCAGGCCTCCTGCTAACCGCGAAAGGGGGCCTGCTCTATTTGTGGCCGACCTGGATGATCAGAACGATCGCGGTCAGTATCGTCAGGCTCAGCGCAACCGCCGCCGCGTATGCCGCACTGCGCGCCCGCATCGTCGCGATGGCCGCGGTGGAGATGTCCACCTTCTCGGCGAGCGCCCGGTGCTGCTCGTCGTAGTACTCGCGCACCACGATGGTGCTCAGCCGGTCCAGCACGAGCTGGAAGGTGTCCCGGGTGACGAACAGCGCCCGATCGGCCATGACCTCATTCCGCAGGTCGTTGAGCGTGGCCAGCCGGCGCTCCAGCTCCCCGGCCCTGGCCGCGGTGGACGCCACCAGCAGCTCGCGCTCCCCCAGCAGCCGCTTCTCCAGCTCGGAGATGCGCAGCTCCAGGTACTGGTACAGGGCTTCGAGAGTCCACTCGCCCAATGATGCCCTCCTAGTGGTGCAGGACATTCTTGAGGAACAGCGCTTGCTTGCGCGCCTTCGCGCCCGCGGCACCGGAGGCGGCGGCAGCCACCTTGCCCGGCGGTAGCGGCTGCCCCTGCGGCACCCCCAGGGAGGTGTGCAGGCCGCCGGGGGTGAAGTTGATGGGCTTCTGGCCCGCCTTGGTGGGCTTGATGATGCGCTTCTTGCGCTTCTTGGCCCGCGCCAGGGCGGCATAGTCGGGAGCGCCCTGCCCCCTGAACGGGGGTGCCTGCTTGCCGCCGAACGGTGCTGCCATGGCCTCTAGCCTCCCGTGGAGAAATGCATCGGATCCCGCTTGCCGGACCAGAGGTAACCCCAGTCCAGGCCGTACCGTTTGAGAATGGGAAGCACCACGTTGGGGTTGAAGTAGGTAGTGGCGTGGGCGCCGTAACTAACCGGATTGGCACCGGGGTCGATGTCGATGGCCTCGCCGGTCGCATGCTTGGACAGCGTGTTGGTGCCGGCGATATTCCGGTAGTTGTAGCCCCCCACGGACTTGAAGTGGTACCCGGCGTTCCACAGGTCCCGCAGCAGGCCGGAGAACTTGCCGGCGTAGTTGGACGCCACCGTGACCCGCTCCCCGTTGGGCGCCACGATGGTGGACAGCCCCACACCGCGCGGGTTGCCCTGCGGGGAGTAGCCGCCGCCGGTCGGAGCCGGCCCGCCGCCGCCGGCCGCGCCACCACCGCCGCCTCGGCTGCCCAGCAGTGCCGCCACGGAGGCTCGGCGGGCGGTGCCCGCGCGAGCGGCGTCGGCCGCCGCGGTCGCGTACCCCACCGCGCCACCCCCGGTGGGTCGGGTGACCTGCGACAGCGCGTTGTACAGGTCCAGGCTGCTCATCGTCGCCCCCTCGTCGCGGGATTACGCACACTGCTCGGCGCGGTGAACTGGTCCTTCTTTCGGGCGGCCCGGATCTGGGTCAGCAACTGCTGGAGATAGGCGGCCTGCCGACCCGGAGTGTTCTCCGACAATCCCAGGCCGGTGGCCAGCGAGTAGGCCCGGGTGTCGGCGTCCTGCCGGCCGGCGGCCATCTGGAGGGAAGGGATCGGCCCGCCGAACCGACCCGCCAGGTAGGGCAGCACCGCCCCGGTGGGGATCTGGCCACCGCCGAACAGCCGACGCCCGGTGGCCAGCTCGAAGGGGGTGGCGATCAGTGGCGACACCGAGGACATGGCGTTGCTGAACGCCCCGCCGCCCACCCCGGACGGGTTCGCGCCGGACAGGCCCAGCGTGCTGGTGGGCACCTGGGTGCTGGGGATCCCTGGGTTCATGTAGACGTTGTTGCCGCGGGCCGAGGTGTAGATCGGATACATCATGGCGTCGGTGAAGTACTGCGGCAGGATCTCATCCGCGGTGGGCAGCATGTTCTCATCCGTCGGCCCGAAGCCGGCCATCGCGCTGATCCCGGCCTGGGCGCGCTGCCAGTTGAGAATCACCCCCGGCTTGGCGAAGAACAACTGGAGCATGAGCGGAGTGGCGAACCGCTGCCACTTGTAAAATGGAATCACCCGGGCGAGAACGGTCTGCTCAAACGGGGTGACGTTGGTGTAGTCGAAGTGGAACTTCCTGACGTAGTAGGCGGCCTCCTCGGCGGCTGCCGCCAGCGTGGGTGCCTTGCTCCGCTTCAGCCGGTCGATGAAGTGCGCCAGCCGGAAGAAATTCTCCCGGGCGGCGGAAGCGCCCATGAGCTTGTCCATCGAGGTGTGCAGCGCCGCCATGGGACGCAGGGCGTTCGGGTGGATCGCCGCCTCCTGGCCGAGGTCGCCCAGCACGAAGCCCTGGTTGAGGCCGGCGTGGTTGTAGGCGGCCCACAACTGCGCGTCGGTGAGGTACCCGCCGGGGGCGTCCGGCCAGTCCTTCGGAGCGCGCATCACCCGACGCCCGGCGCCCGGCGCCTTCGGCGTGGTCTCCAGCAGGCGTTGCAGCGCCTCGACCGGGTTGGGCGCGGCGGCGGTCAGCGGGTCCACCCCGGTGACGAGCGCCCCGTGGAGCACGCTGCCCGGCGCCCCGGCCGTGCGCAGCCCGGTCAGGGTCCGCAGCGCCTGCTGGTAGGAGGCCATCCCCCGGGGGCCGAAGACGTTGTCGGCGGTGCCGGTCATGAAGTCACCGAAGCTGTTGCGGATGTGGAATGCCGGCACCGGCAGGGTGAGAAGCTTCTTGATCATCCCCTGGACCTTGTCGTAGGCCCGGATGATCTCCCCCCGCTTCTCCTCGTGGTCGGCGATCTGAATGACCCGCAGCAGGCCCCGCTTGACCTCCGGGTCGAAGACCAGGCCGTCGAAGTGGCGCTTGTAGAAGCCCGACGCCTCCTGGGCGTGCCCCCCGGTGTGGATGGGCACGTAGCCGTGCTTGTCCACCAGCTCCTTGGCGGCCGGCGAGGCGACGAACCGCTGCATCTGGCCGGTGACGGGGCTCCGGACGAGCACGCCCGGGTTCAGCGGCACCCCCCACTCGCGCACCGCCCGGCCGAGCTGGTCGCGGGCGACCCCCTTCTCCACGGCGATGTGCAGCGCGTAGAGGAACTTCGCCGGATCGACGTGCCGCAGGTAGTCGCCGTTGGCCCGGATCAGGTCCGGCAGGGTCCGCGCCCGGATCCGCTTCCCCTCCGGGGTGAGCAAGGTGGACTTGTCCAGCTTGTAGTAGTTGCCCTTGGTGTTGGGCCCCTTCTTGCCCGGCAGGTAGCGGTTGAGGTCGTCCTTGGTCAGCAGCCTGGAGCCGTCGCCGGCCACATCGACGTAGGCGCCCATGTCGGCGAGCAGCCCACTGGCCGCGTCGCCGACGTCCTCGCCCGCGGCGTTGCGCACCACCGCCCGACCCAGCGAGCCGGGCGGCCCGGTGGCCAGTGCCTCCATGTAGGAGCGCCGGCCGACCAGGTCGACACCAGCGAACGCGGAGGTGATCGTCGCCCGGCCCACGTCGATGCGCCGCTGCGCACGGCCCGCCTCCCGGGCCTTCACCACCGTCAGGGCGTTGTCGAACCGGGTCCCGGTGTGGAACGCCTTGTCGAAGACGTCCAGCGTCTTGCTCACCATGTCCACCTTGGCGGCCCGGCCGAGCACGGTGGACACCGCTGCGGGGATCGGCACCGACCCGGGGATGGGGACGCCGCCGAACCGGAGCTTCACGCTGCGGCTCACCTGCTGCGACAGGTTGGCGTGCAGCAGCTCGGTGAGCTGGCGGGCGGTGTTCTCACTCGCCTGCGCGGCCACCTTCTCCGTGGTGGTGTCGATGGCGGTCTTCAGCGTGTCCGGGCTCGCCATGATCTTGGTCATCCAGGGCGCCGACTCCGCGACCGTCTTCGGCAGCCCGGCGTGGGCCGGGGACAACCAGCGGATTGCCTTCCGGCTGGCCGTGCTGGGGGCCATCCCCACCGTGATGAGGTCCGTCGCCAGGGCCGAGCGGGCGGTGCGGGCCGCCTGGGCGCCGGTCGCATGGGCCACCACGTCGATGGCGGCCTGACCGGCGACGACACGGCCGGCCAGCTCGCGTCGCGGCAGTGCCCGCGAGCTGGCCGCGACGTCGGCGCTCAGCTTGGCCGCCAGCTTCTCCGCCGCATCGCTGCTGCCGGCGACCGCCCTCGCAGCCTCGTGAGTGGCGATCGACTTGGTTGTGTCCTCAATAGCGTGCTTGCCAATACCGACACCGATGTAACTGGTAGGGTCCAGCACGACATCGCCCACAAAGCCGCCCGCGCCGGTCGCAAAGCGATTGTGGATTCCCTTGTTCTTGAGCATCTGACCGACGGAGAAATGTTCCTTTCCACTGAGCCCCGCCCATGCCGAAGCCAATGGACCGGAGACCGGCTGCCCGGGGGGGGCGGCAGAATCCCGGGCGGCGTTACCGAACAGAGCGCCCTCCACGGCCTGTCCCGGGCGGGAGAGCACCGACATGACCCGGCTGAAGACCGAAGGATGCGCGGGGGGCACGCTGGCGCCGCGCTCCTGTTCCACCGCCGCCGCCGCCTGGTACTGGCGGTAGAGCTGGTCCACCGTTGTGCGCTGCTGCGCCAGGTCGGCCGCTGAGTAGCTCCCCCACAGACTGGGGGACGCCGACGCGGTGGTCACGGCCGCCGGGGATGCCCCGGGGACGCCCACGTTGGCCGCGGACGGCCTCGAACTGGAGCGCTGGGAGGCGAGGTCCTTCATGCTGAAGGTCGGCCCCCACCCGGAGCTGCCCGCCTGGGCGGCGTAGCCCCGGTTCACCCCGAAGTCGATCCCGGCGCCCCGGAGCAGCGCCGCGAACCCGGGGGTGAAACCAGCCAGGGCGTCGGTCATGTCACTTCCCGAAGAACTTCATCACGGCGTTGCGCAGAATGTTCCGCTCGATCGGCCCCCAGCCCTGCGATGCCCGGTCATTCACCGCCGCGTCGATGGCGGCCAGATAGGTGCCGAGGTAGTTGGCGTTGTACCCGGGCACCCCGTAACCCGCCGCCTTGGGATCGGTCACGTCCTGCTTGAAGCCGGGGTCGTTGGAGTTGCCGTTGATTGCGTCGATCAGCGCATCCTGAAGGTCGCCCTGCTTCGCCCCGGACTTGTCCGGGTAGGCGGTGCCCAGGTAGTTGAACGCGCGCTCCATCCCCGTCTGGCCCGTATTCCCGCTGGCCGCCAGCTTCTGCGCCTCCAGCAGCGCCCGGTCGGTGGCGATCTTGCCGTCCTGGGCGAGCCGGGCCTGCGCGAGCTGGAGCTGACCGGCCGAGATTCCCAGCTCCGCCGACTTCACCCCGTTGAGGAACTGGAGCTGGAGGGCGTCCTGCTGGCGCTGGTAGAGCTGGTCCTGGAGCTGCTTGAGCACCATCGCGACCTTGCCGGGCCGCTGGGCGTTGAGCAGACCGATCTGATCCTTGTACTTGGTGAGGCTGTCGATGTGCTGCTTCAGCAGGGTCTGCTGCTGCTCGTTGGCCGCCATCGTCACCTGCGCGACCAGGTGCGGCGCCGCCTCGGCGGAGGAGGAGCGCATCATCCCGGCGATGCCTCCGGCGTTGGCGCCCTGAGTGGCGACGTTGGACAGCGCGTTGGCCTTCTGCTCCCCGGCCAGGCCGGTCAGGTACGCCTTGTCGGCGTTCAGCCTGTCGTTCTGGCCGGGGCCGGCGATGCCCAGCCGCTGCTGCTCGGCGGTCGCCGCGGTCTGTGCCTTGCCGTAGGTGGCGTCCAGCATCGTCGAAAGCTGGTCGTAGTTGGCCCCCACGTCGGTGGTGGCCTTGGTGTAGGCGGCCTTCTGCTGCTGCTGGTTGGCCCCCAGGAGCTGATCCAGCGCGCCGAACAGCGAAGAGATGTCCGTCTTCGCGAGTCCGGTCTGGCGGTTCAGGTTGCGGATGAGCCAGCCGTAGTCCCGGTTCTCCTGGTTGTAGGAGAGCTGCGCCCCCTTGATCTGGGGATCAAGCTCATAGCCGACCATCTGCCGGGCCTGCGCCGCCAGGCTGGAGTTGTCCGAGGCGGACAGCCCGGTGTAGCTGCCGCCGCCGCCGCCGCCGGTGGCGACCCGCTGGGCGTAGGCGAGTGCGGCGCCCACCCCCGGCGGGGAGGGTGCGGTGTAGGCGTTCGACGGCGGCGGGGCGACGGGCCGCGCAGCAGGCCGGCTCTGGTCGGGCGCGTTCGCCTGCCTGAAGTAGGAAGAGTCCGGCGAGTTGACCGTGCGGGGCACGGTGCGCGCCGTCGGGCGGGGCATCGCCGGCCCCAGCGGGCGCGGCCGGGCCGGCGCCTTCGGCCGCGGGCCCGCGAGGATGCGGCCGAAGTTGGCCTGGTAGGTCGGGAAGTCGTTGGCCGCCCGGAAGGCCGCCGAGCGGAAGTCGTTGGGATTGCTCGCCATCTCCTACCCCCCTCCGGCGGACAGCTTGCGACGGGCCAGTTCCGTGTAGTACGGCAGATCCGTGCTGGCCAGGCCCAGCTTGCCGGCCTGGCCGGCGAGCCGGCCGGTGGCGCCCACCAGGGCCTGGCCGATCATGCCCAGGTAGTTCGACTGGGTGGCGGCCTCGCTGGCGGCGGCACCGGCCAGGCCGCGCTGCTTTGTACTCGCGATCTGCCCCAGGTAGTCGGCGTAGTTGCGCTGCTGCTCGCCCACCGCGCTGCCGTAGCCGGAGCTGTAGGCCATTCCCCGGCCGGCGAAGTTCCCCAGCACGCCCCGCAGGTTGCTCTCCTGGGTGTAGCCGGCGCCGCGGGCGGCGTTGGCGTAGTCCTCGTTCAACTGCTGCCGCTGCTGGGTCAGGCCCTGCAAGGCGTTGGAGCGGGTGGTGGCCGCGTTCATCCGGTCCACCGCGCTCTGTGGGTCGTAGGGGGTGAGCTTGCCGAGGATGGCCTCCATGTCCGGGTTGGTGGCGCCCAACTGGGTGAGCCGGGTGTACTCGGTGTTGTACGGGTTGGCCGTGCCGCTGCGGTAGGTCTCCAGCTTCGCCCGTGCGTCGCGCTCATTCGCGGCGGCCTGCTGGTACTGCGACGTCCAGGAGGGAATGCGCCGGTCCCCGTTCGCGCGGGCGCGCACCAGCGCCGCGGCGGCGGCCTTGCGCCGGGCGATCGCGCTCGCGTACGCCTGGTTCAGCGCGCTCACCCGGGTCTGGCGCTGCTGCTGGCCGGCGGCGGTGACGTCCGCCAGCGGGATGGGCAGCGGTGAGGTCACGCCTTCCTCCTTCTCCGGGCCAGGGCCTCGCGGGCCAGAACCGAATAGGGGTGTCGGCTCACCAGTTCCCCCATCTGCGACGGAACCAGCGAACCGGCGCCGGTCGGACCGGGTGATCCACGCCCCAGTATCGCGCGGGCCAGCCCCGATCGGCGCTGCTCGCGGGCGACGTAGCCCTCCGGGTTCACCTGGCCGAAAGTGGGTCGGGAGGGGCCGGCGCTGCCGCCGTAGACCCGGTTGCCGGTGGCGTGTGGGTTGAAGGCGTGGATCGAACGCCCGTAGGGCGCGGGGGTGGTCACGAGGTGTTCACCGCCCTGCCGTGGCTGCTGGCGCGGCACAGCATCTCCCAGACGAACAGGTTGCCGGTGGTCACCGGGTCGAGCGCGCCCAGGTTCTTGATCGGCTTGTTCAGTGCCACCGACAGCGCCCGGAACCGAAATCCGCGCACCGGGGTCTTACCCCCCACGGTGGGCACGGCGACGCTCTGGACCGCGGTGAGGGCGGGCGCCGGACGTACCTCCAGGGCCACGGCATTGTCCCCCCCGGACAGGGTGTTACCCACCCGCGGGTACACCGAATGCATGTGCTTCCAGGTGTCGTACGACCCGGCCGTCGATGGCGCGGTGATCAGGGCGTACTGCGGGGACACGGTCGTCGAGCCGTCGTCGAGGTCAAGCCGGCCGTCGGAGAAGGCGTAGTTGGTCCAGGTGTAGGACAACACCCGGGTGTTGTGGCCGTACATCACCCCGGAGCCGCCCAGGTTGATGGAGGTGTCGGTATCGCGCCACTGGGTCTGCTTGGTGGAGGGCGCGGCGCCGGAGAAGAAGGTGCCATCGGCCTTCTGGTAACTCCGCAGTGACCAGGCCCCGGTGTGCAGGTTCATCGCAGCATGGGTGAACACCGTCGTGAAGGACGGCGCCGGCCCCACCACCAGCCGGTCCGCTTCCAGATTCACCAGGACACCGGGGATGTACTCCAGTGCCATGTTGCCCCGCAGGTCCACCTGCACGGCCAGGTCGGTGAAGTTGGTGTTGGTCAGCCGGTACACCGACCGGTCATTCACCAGGTAGATTCCCCCGGTCCAGGGTGTGGCGGAATAGGCCCCGATGAGACTGGAGATGAGAGTGAGTTGTCCGTCGATGGCCGGATCGGTGGAGAAGGTGAACAGGTACGTCTTGTTCCGCTTGAAGATGTAGAGCTGGGAGTTCAGCACGACCACGTCGTTGATGAGCTGTCCGTCGCCAGGGTTGATATCGACGAAGCCGCCGTCCGGCGCCGCCCACACCGTGGGGTCGGTGGCCTTGGACCAGTAGATGCGGTTGGCCATCTTGTCCACAATGAAGACCCGCTCGCGGACCACGAAGCTCAGCTCGCCCTTAGGCAGGGTGGCCACCGCGGTCCAGGACCCGCTGCCGATCGCCGTGCGGGACTGGCCGGTGCCGCCGTTGGTCACGGCCCCGACGAAGTACAGCAGGGTGTTGTACTGGAACAGCGTGGTGTAGATCCCCGAGAGGGTGCCGCCCGGCGCCACGCTGAACGCCGTCGAATCGTGCGGCTTCTTGGTGTAGTACACCGTGGTCGTGCCGGGGGTGCCGGCGTTGTGGGTGGCGATGACCGCGTAGCGCAATGCGGAGGTCTCATCGACGCTACCCAGCAGGGTGAACAGCCCACTGGAGGACAGGTCGGTGTACATGGTGGCCGAGCCGCACCGTCGGCAGCCCGGCCGCGCCGACAGCGCGCCCGAGTCGCCCACGTCCATGTTCTGGAGGAACCGCAGCTCGCCTGGCGGCACGTTGTACGGCGCCGGGACGAAGTCCCGCAGCGCCACCCCGCCGGGCCACGGCCCCATGCGCATCAAGCTGCCCGGCACGGCTCACCCCCCCATCCAGGTGTCGTCCACCATCACCGTCACCATCGGATAGGTGTTGCGGGGCTGCCACATGTCCGTGTCGGTCTGGCCGACCCCGGTGGCGAACTGGCCCATCTTCAGCGTCTGCTGCTGCGGGTTGTTGTCCAGCTCGTACGCCTGCGCGAGGCAGTACTCCACGATTCGCGGGTGGTACTGCACCGGCAGCTCCGGGGTGTCGCCCACCGCGGTCACCTGCGCCGGGATCCGCGTGTAGTACATCTTCAGGGTGGAGACCGAGTTGTTCGGGATGGGGTACAGGTTGATGAAGCCGCCCCACACCCAGTAGCTGGTGGGCACCCCGTTTCCGATGACGGCGGAGCCGGCGTCGTAGGACGGCGCGATCTGCTCGGCCTCGGGCAGGCTGACGGGCGTGAGCACGTTGCCGTCGTAGCGCACCGAGCGCAGGTGCAGGATGTTGACCGGGGTGGCGTACTGGCCGGTGTTCAGGGTCACCGTCACCGAGGCGGTGACCTGGAGGAGCTGCTTCTGCCGGGCGATCTCCGCCTGGGCATCGTTGACCCACCGGATCACGTCCGCCGAGTCGATCTGGGCGCCGGACTCGTCCCCGAAACTGACGCTGAACGCGAGTGAGAATATCACTAACCAGCATTGTTGATCCCCTCTCCCCGCTTAACTCGCCCGCGGTAGTAGGTCGCCAGGTTACACTTTCGACAACGACGCTTCCCATGCCAATGATACGTGTTGTCCGCATCCAGCGGATGTCCCGCGTCACATACAGTCTTCGCGGCATTAACTGCAATGAGCGTGGCACCCCGGAGCAGATTCTCTCGCCGTGAAACCGGTCTTACATGGCTAGGGTTTACACAAAGCGGACCGATGCAACTATCCTGAGGATACCGGAAGTGATCCAAATCGAGACCGGTCGGTACCGCACCGTTGACGTGCATCCACAGCACCCGGTGCACGTACTGCATCTTCCCGCAAATGTTGATTCGACCGTAACCGGCAGTACTGGGACTACCCGTCCATCGCCAACAACCATTACCTGCGGGCTCGATTCGCGGCAAAATTCGCCGGGTCAGGACATCGCTGACGAGCATGGCGTCACCTTCCAGGGGATCTCAATCCGAACTCCGGACTCCTCTCCCTCCAGGGCCGTACATGCCGTCATACGCCACTCGCTACCCCGACGGACGTACCGGCACAAACAGAACAGATGTCCATGTACCTCACCGCGGTACCGCACCGGAGGCCATCCGAGGCAACCGCTCATCAGCCCTCCCGACGTCCGCCGTGTGGCCTGTCCAGGCGCAGGCCGGCGTGCCGGTAGGAGTGCAGCGGCGAGGCGAACACGGCCGCCGCAACGTCCCGCGCCTCCTCCTGCTCCTCCAGCGCCTTCTTCAGCTCCACCGCGCGCACCGCGGCATTGTGGGCCTCCAAACGGTCCAGCACGTTGTCCCGCCGGTTGTCCGCAGCGAAGATGCGGGCCAGGACCCGCTCGTCGAACTCAGCCTCGGTAGCGACGCTGAAGGCCACCACCTCGGCTCCGTTCGCGCAGTGCTCCACGATCTGGAACGCGCTGTCCCCGGGGGCGCGCCGGTCCCGGGGCAACCAGCGCACCTCCAGGCGCGGGTCGTAGTCGGCGATGATCTCGGCGACCCGGGCCACCTTGGCGGAGACCCAGGAGCCGTCGGACATCGGCACCGCGACGGCGGCCAGGTCCAGCGCGCCGTTCATCAGTCCCCCGAGAGCAGCACGTCGGCGAAGACGGTGCCGCCGCCGGTCAGCGCGGCCACGTCCACCCTGACGAAGCGGAGCGGCGCGTCGGGCACCGCCACCACCAGCGGGACGGTGCCGCCACCCGCGTAGTTCAGGGTGGCCGCCGCCACGTTGGTGTCCGCCCTGATCGACTGGAGCGCCGCCCAGGTCACGTTGTCCACCGAGCCCTGGAGGGTGATGGTGGCGGTGGTGATCGTCCCCGAGGACCGCAGCACCACGGTGACCGTACGGAACGACGTGGGGTCGGTGAGCACCCCGGACAGCGTCCACGGGCCGAGCTGGCCGTTGCTGGCCCGGCCGGTGGGGTCGGTGAAGACGAACCCGGCCAGGTCGGCCCGGGTCATGTCCGCGATCGACGGCACGGTGACCTCCTAGGCGCTGGCCCAGCCGGCGGCGGAGCAGGCCACATCGAGGGAGATGTTGCCCGCGGTGAACACCGACACGTTGCCCCGGACGAACTGCACCAGGGTGGACTGGAGACCCAGCCACTTGTTGACGCCCCCGACCAGGACGCCAGGGTTGATGAGGTCGAACCAGACCCCACCGTCGAGGCTGCCCTGAACGGAGATGGTCCCCACCCAGGGACCCGAGGGGCGGAAGAATGCGGCGATATCCCCGATCAGGACCGCATCGAGAATCTGGATGGCCTGCGACTGCCCGGTGGCGGCCTGGGCGTTGAACAGGTTGAAGCCGATGGTCTGCGACAGAATGCGACTCACGGAACGCTCCTTCGAGACGGGAGGGGCGGGCAGTCCGCCCCTCCCGGGCTACTAGTTCTCGGTTACGTCCGTCAAGAGACCATTGGCGTTGCGCTGCTTCACGCCGATCTCCCAGTACTTGTACAGCCGAGCCTCGTACTGGTCGAAGCCGGCGACGCGGCTCCACATCGAACCGTCGGTGTCATCCCAGGTCCAGTCCTCTTCCCGGAATTCGGTGAGGCTGGGCTCGTTGACGAACCACATCTTGCCGGTGGGGGCGTCGGGGTCGTCAACGACGGGGATTTCGGTGCCGCAGGAGAACGCGAGCCCGGTGAAGCCGCCCGCGAACTCCTTCGTGTCGGTGTACCGGCGCTGCTGGGTGAGCAGGTTGAAGTAGGCCCGGCGCACGCCCAGGCTGGCGAAGATGACGGTGGGTCGCTGGCCACCGGCCCGCCGGATGTTGTCCACCATCCGGATCATCAGGGATTCCGAGAGCGCGCGGGCGGTGCCGGCATTGGAGTCCACCTGGGACGCCCAGACGGGCTGGGTGGCCGGGTCCACGTTGTAGAGCGCGCCGGTCGCCTTGACGATGCTCGACAGGCCGTTGGGCTCCAGCACGGTGCCGGCGAAGTCGCCGGTCCGGACCACCAGGTCAGTGCTGACGTCGGTGGTGATGTCGGCACCGGAGTAAACGAAGGTGCCGGCCGGGGTGGTGGTGGGCGTGATGGAGGTGATGGTGCGGGCCGAGCCGCGGACCGTGCCACCCGTGGAGACGATGTCGATGATCTGCCCGACTTCCAGGTACTGGATGTCGTTGACAGCCGAGGTGTTCGCGGTCGCCTGGGAGGCCGAGGACAGGGTCGCCAACGCACCCGTGCCGTCGGCGTAGAAGATGCGGGCGGTGTCCTTGCCGACGTCGGACTTCAGGCCGTCCATCTCATCCTGCATCACCGAGGCGAACGCCTGGGCGTTGGTCTTCAGCAGGCGCATCGACTGGCCGGAGAGCAGCAGCATGCCGTAGCCGTACTTCAGGCCGACCTGCACGCTGGCGTAGCCCTGGTTGCCACCGGTCGGCAGCGCGCCGCCTTCTGCGCGGTAGCCGAGGCCGGGGTTGCGGGACACGCGAATGGGGAACCGGACGTACTTGCCGCCGGTATCGGAGGACACGCCGTCTGAGGACTTCTCGACCCGGCGCAGGCCGATGATTTCCCGGTTGAGCTGGCCGACCAACTGCGGGAGGTAGACCTCCTTGGCAATGTTGGTGGCCGTAACCAGGGTCGCGGGCATAGCTGTCTCCTGGGGTGGGGGAGGGGACGTCACCCCTCGCTTTGGGCTGCCTGAACCATCTGTTCCACCAGATCCCGAGTCTGCTTCGGGTTCAGCGTGGTGACATCGGTCCGCGTTGTCGGCAGTCCTCCACCGGCACCAAGGATGCGCGGCGCCCGGCCATTGGCCATCTGCGCACGCTGCTCCTGGTACCAACTGTGATACGCCTTCACGGCGTCCTCGGGGGTGTAGCCCCCCTCGATCTGTGCCAGCACCCAGTTCTCATCGAACTTGCCGTACTTGGTTCCCAGCTCCGACAGGAGCGTGTCGAACGCGGCCAGTTCCTCATTGGTCTGGGCCTGCTGCTGCTGCTCCAGCACGGTCCGCCCGGTCAGCTCGGCGAGCTGTTCCAGTTGGTCGAGCCGTTGCAGCCGATCCACAAGTTCGGGTGGAAGGTTCTGCGTCCAATCGGACGCGGTCTGGTCCTGGCCCCACCCCTGGGCGCCGTCCTGTCCCGACTGGGTCGGAGCAGAAGGAGCGCTCAGATTCACCCCGAGTTCGCCTGCGAGCCAGGGGAGAACCGCCTGCGGGTTTTGCTGCAACTCATCCATCATGGCCGCAGCGGCCGTCAGATACGGTGGCTCGTAGCGCTCCACGAGCGCCTGGTAGGGGGTGTACTGGGACTGTGCCGTGGTGAGCTTGTTCTGCCAGTAGCCGTCGGTCTGCTTGAAACCGTTGAGCAACTGGGCGTGGTACTGCTCCGGGACATCCTTCAGGTAGCCGGCGTACTGACCGGAGGCGTCGTTGCCCTGGCCGCCGTCATCGGGTGGCTGTACAACTTCGTCGGTCAGATCCTCGCCCATGAATGTCTCCGGTCTTCTGGTGTGTCCGTCCGTGCAGACTATCCTGAGTTACCGAACACGGCCGGCGGCCGTGAACCCCGCATGTAGCGGGGCATCCCGCCCATCGGCGGCTGGCCCGGAATGGGAATGGGCCGCGGGCCGGACGGCATCCCCACCGGGGGCATCGGGGCCGGCGGACGACCCGGCATTCCACCGGGAACCCCCACCGGGGGACGCAGGGGAATGGGCGGCCGAGGATAGGGCCGCCCCAGACCGGGGACGCCCATGGCGGTCCTGCTACCCGGACGCTCGGGGATCTGCGGGTTCATCGAGCCCAGGCCCTGGGGACCGCCGAACCTCGACCCGGGAACTCCCGGGCGGCGGTTGAGCCTGGCGCGGGCCAGCATGGCGTACCGCTGGGCCTGGTCCGGGCCGCCGGGCGCCGACTGGGGCTGGCGGATCCCGTTGCCGGAGCGCAGGTTGGCCAGGATCCGCATCAGCGGCGACCCTCCCGGCCCACCCGCGTCCCCCGGGCCGGGGATCTGCGGGTTCATCGAGCCCAGGCCCTGGGGACCGAACCGGCGCGGCATGGTCATCAGATACTCCCGGGCGAGTCGGCGAGGCGCAGCATGTAGCGCTTGTCGTTGCGGGTCCGCTGGTTCACCGTCACCGCGGTGAGCAGACCCAGTGCGATCAGCCGCGCGTCGGTGGCCTGCACACTGTCGTAGTTGGTCGGCACCCCGATGGTGTCGGCACCCTCGGAGAGCACCACCAGGTCGCCGTTGGCGTCGGTGCCGATGTCGGCGCCACCGTAGGTCACCGTCAGGGTGGTGGTGCCGGAGATGGCGCTCACCGCCCGCGCTGAGCCGCGTACCACGCCGGCCGGCGACACGATGTCCACGACGTGGCCCACCTCAATGCCGGAGACCGGGCTGTAGCCGGTGTTCGGACCGTTGATCTGGCACTGGTTGGCCACCGTCTGGGTGCCGTTGAGGATCCCCACGACGCGGCTGTTCCGTCGCCGGTCCACCGCCTCCAGAGCCAGAGAGCCCTGATCGAAGTTCGGCATGTCTACCTTCCTGGACTCTGGCCGGGTGGCTGGGGACTCAGTGCCGGCGGCCCTGGTGCAGGTGGGGCTTGCGCGCCACCTGGGACAGATGGTAGGCCCCCGGGCCCGCCCCCGGGTATCCCCGTGAGACCGGGGCCCGCGCCGCCGGCCTGGGCGTTGAGCACCGTCGCGGCCATGGCGGTGGCCTGGTGCTCGGCCACGTGCTGGGCGAAGATCTGCTGGACCTGCGGCGGCAGCGCCTGGAACTCCTGGCCCTTCTGGAAGCGCTGGTGCCCGGCGATGTGGGCATCGTTGTTGTCGTAGGCGTTGGGCATCACCGCCAGTCCGCGGGACATGAGAATGTTCTCCCGGTCCACCTGGCGCCGATCGACCTGCCAGTCCTCCATCGCCTTGTCCACCCCGCCCAGGTCCAGCGCGGTGAGCAGCTTCGTCCCAGCCTCGGGGGCGCCGGGCGCGCTGGCCGGCCCGCCGGGGGGACCGAAGACGCCCTTCCCGTACAGGTCCATCAGGGTGGCGGTCCGGGCCGCCTTGCTCACCGGCAGGGAACTGCCGGCCTGTACCCGGATGTCGGCGACCCCGCGGACGTCGGAGGCGGCGAACATCATCGCGTCGAAGCTGCCATCGGGGCCGACCATCCGGATCAGCCGCGGGCCGGGCCAGTACTGCCGCACATGGGACAGGGCGTGTCGACCCACCCGGGCCACCGCCTCTTCCAGGTTGGCGGTGGTGTTCGCGAGCAGCGTGTCGTCCTGCTCCTGGAGGTAGGCGATCGCGGCGGCGGCGGTGTGGCTGGGCGCGAACCCCCGGCTGATCTGGTGCTGGCCGGAGACGTCGTCGAAATCGACCTGGAGCTGCTCGACCTGCTGGATCACATAACTGGGGATCGGCGGCGCCGGGATCATCTCCGGCTTCGCCCCGTAGCCGAGCTCGTAGGTGATGACCTGCCCGGGGTCGGTGTTGATCGCGGTCGGGTCCACACACCCCTTCGGGGCCATCCACTTCCCCCGGCCCATGAGGTTCTTGTTCTCCACGATCTGGGACCTGGTCCGGTTCAGTTCGCGCTGGAGCGGCACCAGGTCGGTGACCGACGACTCGTCGTAGAAACGGCCCATCGGAATGTGGCCGACCTTGGAGAACGGCGTCTCGCAGTGGTCGTACACCGGGGGATCCACAGCGTAATCCACAGCCTGAATGAGCTGGTCGCCCACCACGGTGACCAGGCCGCCCTCGGGGAGGTCCCGGTGCACCCCGGGCCGTACCCAGGTTTCCAGACACAGCACCTGCTGGGTGGGGCGTGGCTGGAACTGTCCCGACAGGACGTCCTCCATGATGGCCTCGGTGGAGGCCACCGTCGCCTTGCTGGAGATGTCCTTACCCAGCGTGTGCCGCACCCACTCCGCCGGGTGGGTGGTGGCGTGGATGACCCACGGCTGGGCGTCCACACCCTGCTCCCGCAGGTCGGGGACCACCAGGTGGAACGGATTCACCGCCTCCACCCGGATGGCGCCCTCGGGCTTACCGGTGGCCGGGTCGGGTTCGCCGTAGGCGGGATCCCACCAGTCCTTGTAGAAGGCGGTGCCACAGATCGTCGTCCACCAGACCACCTGCCGGGTGACCTGGTCCAGCTTCAGGTCCGCCCACAGCGCCTCCAGCAGCTTCTCCCCGGCCCGTGCCGCGGCGAGGTCGTGGTCGTCGGAGGTGGCCGGCACCGCCACGAACTGGGGCTTGGAGCTGGTGAGCTTCGCCTGTTCCTTGCGGAGGATGGGCCGGATGCGGTTGATCACCAGCCGTACCCGCCACGGCGGCGCCTCCGGCACCCGCAGGCGCACCCCCAGCGGGGAGGTGGACTGCCGGAAGAACTCCACGTTCTGCTTGCCGGCGTAGAACGCCATGTTGAGGTACCACTGGCGTTCGTTTGCAATCCGGCTGGCCTTGCCGGAGGAGTAGCAGCGGCGCACCCACTCCACCAGCTTCTGCTGGGCCTGGCCCGAGAGCCGGGTGCCGTTAGTCGAGGAGCCCGCTCCCGGTGGTTCCGTCAACCCAGGCTCGATCGGCGAGGTCGGGTATGTCGTTGGGGTCGTCATAGCTGATCACCTCCTGCTCCCGGGCGGGGGCGGCCACCGGGTGATGCCCGTCGGGCTCGTCGGCGGCCCGGAGCGCGGTGAACACCGGCACGTTCCCGGCGGAGAGCACCAGGTCCGTCTGTCGGCGCAGGGTGCGCTCCTGCGCGTCGAGCATCCGGTCCAGGCGCTGCTGCACCGCCCGCCGGGCCTCCGTGGCGGCGCTGTTGGGCAGCCCGGCGACGAGCGCCCCCACGGCCACCGCGGTCAGCGTGACCAGTGCCGTCACCAGCACCACGGCCAGCTCAGACACCCTGGGCCTCCTGGACGAGAACCCGGATGGTCTCCAGCGCGCGCAGGCGCACCGTCAGCCGCTCACATTCGACGCGGGCCTGACCGAGGTCGGCGACCAGGACCTCCACCTCCTCCGCGGAGCGCATGCCGGCCCCGCGGCCCATTTCCATCAGGCAGTCGTCGCACAGGTAGAACCTGCCCAGCCAGTCGTCGGTGATCTGCGTGTCGGTGAACCCGCTCCCGCACTTCTCCTTGCGGCAGGTGAAGCAGAACCCGGGCGCCAGCAGCGGCACGGGCAGGCGCGGGAACCGACCGGCGGTCACGGGGCAACCGGCTCCGCGTGCTGCGCCGCCTCGACGTGCGCCCGCAGCTCATCCGCGGCCCTGGCCAGCACGTCGTCGAAGAACAGGGTTGCCCTCGCCCGGCCGTCGGGGCGCAGGGTGCCCTCTCGCTTGGCGTGGGCGGCCACCTCGTCCACGGTCATGGCGTGGTTGGTCCGCCCGTACGGATCGGCCGCCGTGCCGTACGGAGACGGGGCGACTTCGTCTTCGACCTTGACCGGATGCTCGACCTTGGTGGCCATTGGCTGCTCCTTCGTCTCAACGTCAGGTTCAGTATCACACCACTACCAGATGCCACCCATGTGCTCGTTGCACAGCTCGAAGTCGCCGTATTCGGGGTCGCGACCACGGCAGGCGCCGGTCCGCACCACCGGGCGGTGCTCCGGGTCGATCATCACCGGGCCGGGCATTGACGGTTGCTGGCCGGGCGCCAGCCGGGCGCCGGGCGCGAGCACGGGCCGCTGCGGCCCCAGCTCGCTGATATCCGGGCGGGACATGAGGAAGTAGCGCAGCGCGTCGCAGGCGTGGTCGTCCTTCTTCAGCGGCACCTCGAACTTGTTGGCCCGGTCTCGCATCTTCGGGGACAGGTAGGTCTTCCAGCGGTAGTGCCGCATCTCCCTGATCAGGTTCACGCAGTTGTCGGCGCACCGCCAGCGCGGCTGCTGCCCGGGGGCGGCGATGAGGTAGCGCCGGACCCGGTTGATCCCGGCCTCCGGGTTGTTGTCCCCCAACTGGAGCGACACCCCGCACCGCAGGTAGTCCAGGTGGACGGAGTTGACCACGCCCATGGCCTGCTGCCGGTTGACGATGGACGGGTCGCCCACCCGGTACTCCACGGCGCGCTTCCAGGCCAGCTCCTTGGACAGCACCACCGCGGCGTGCTGGTCCACGGTCATCTCCGCGGCGAAGTGCTCCCCGAAGGTCAGCACCTGGCCATCGGGGCCGACGGCGTGCCAGAGCCAGGCGGTGGGGGCGTGCAGCCCGTGGTCCATGGAGGCGTAGACCGGCCAGCCGGGGGGCGGGCCGTCCACCGCCGGCACCACGTGGTCGTCGAGGCTGAAGCTGGGGTAGACCAGGCCGCCCAGGGCCGTGTAGCGGCCGTGGATGCGGGCCTCCCGCTCCTCCGGGGACAGGGTGGCGACAAAGAGCTGCACCTCGTGCGGGTCGAGGTGGGGATTGTCGGCCATGTCGGCCTCGACCACGAAGATCTCTGGGTCGCGTTCAGCACCGTCCCCGGTGCCCGGCAGATAGACGGTCTCATACGACCAGTTCAGCCCCTGCAGTGGCGTCATGGTAATCCAGATGGACCCCTTGGAGTCCACCGTTCGCGCCTTGTTCTCGGTGAACACCGCCTGGGACGGCTCCTCGTCGAACCAGATGAAGTCGCGGGACACTCCGGCGAACTTGTCCAGCACCGACTCGCCGGACATGAACTGGATGGTGGACCCGTTGGCGAAGGTGAGGATCCGCAGCTTCCGGTCAAAGCTGTCCTCCCAGCTCGCGTGCCGCAGGTCGGAGGGGATCAGCCAGCGGCGCAGCTCCGGGAGGATGATGTCGGCGACGCCGTGGTCGTAGTCCACCCCGACGACCCGACCCTTGATGGGCCGGTCGGGCATTCGCCGGAACGGGTGCCGCCGGGTAGCCCACCAGAGCGCCTCGATCGCCCCCGCCGTGGTCTTCCCGGCCCGGTTGCCCCCGATGTACTGCCGCAACCGGGCCGGACTCCGGTGGAACAGCATCTGCTTCTCGTGGGCGACGTAGCCCAGCAGATTGGGACGCTCCGCGTTGACACGCAGCGTCGCGCCCAGCTCCTCCAGTGCCTCGGCGATCGAGGACATCATTCAGCCAATGCCCGGGCGAGTTGGCCATCGGCGTTATCGAAGCGCCATTCACCGATCTCCACATCCCACCATCCGATGTCGCGCATCACAACGTGATGGTCCGCCCAGGCCACATGCGACCACTTGTTCCCGCCGATGACCGGGCCGAACATGATCAGCTCATGACAGTCTTCACAGATCGTCGGCGGTTCGTACCAGTCCGGTGGGCGGTGATAGGTCATCCGCTACACCCGCTCGGGCCAGTGCCAGGTACCGCCCGGATAGGCACGGTCACCACCAGCGCAGCGGGCACCCACCGCGCCATCTGCCGGATCTCCCGGATCGTGCGTCACGCCACCCACTGCTACCGGGTGGAAGAACAGGCCGGTGGGGTTCTTGGCCATCAGACCGACGACCGTCCAGTCGTCGGGGTGGGTCTCGGTGATGTCGGCTGCGCGGCACACGGCCGGGAACACACCGTCGGCGCTGCCACGGGCGACGTAATGCACAGCCCGTCCGACGCTCGGGGTCTGGTCACTCATGCGGTCTCCTTCGTCATTGTCGGGTCGTCCGCCACGGGCGTGCCGGTGTAGTAGGCACCTGCGAACGCGAGCACCGCCGGGGCCAGCAGCAGGATGATGGCCTGCCACGGCCTGGGCAGCGGCTCCAGCAGGCCCGGGTTGTGCTGTACAGCGGTCATCACGGCCAGCACGGCGCCGAGCAGCGCCCCGCCCGCAGCGGCACCCACAGCCTTCGGGTGGATGGCCATCAGGCCGTCATCCGGCGAGCGACCTCGTCGGCGACCTCGCCAGCGATGGCCTTCACCACCTCAACGGTGCTGTCCACCGCAACATCGACCGGGGCGGCCAGCGTGGCGATGATGGCGTCGAGCTTGGTCTCCAGCTCCGACAGGTGCGGGTACACCGAGTTGGGGGTGCCCTCCTCGGCGGCCACCGCGTACCCCAGTTCGGCGCGGACCAGGTCACGGACCACCGCCTTGTCAGCGGGGCTCCAGTTGCTGGGACTGGTCATGTCGATCCATTCTCTTATGACGAAGTCGGCGTCGGTGCTGGGGATACCCGGCAGCGACGCATGGTCGGTGTACTGGCAGGCGACGAGCTGGTCGGCGGTCCAGCCGGGTGGCAGCTCGATCGCAGCCGGGGTGGTGTCTGAGATCCACAGGTTCCGCCAGCCCGGCGGCAGGTCCGCTGCGACGAGCCAGCCGGGCGCCAGGTACCACCGGCCGGAGTAGATCCAGCCGTAGGCGTGGCCCTGTGCCACGGCTCGGCCGGTGAATTCGATGGCGCGGCGCCGGGCCATCGCGACCATCCCGGGCCGGTTGTCCTCGGTGTCGTAGCACAGGACATCCTGCGGGCCGGCCCCGCCGGCCCGCAGCACCTGCGACCAGAACCAGGCGAACTCATCCGCGCCCGGGTTGTTGTTCCGGGCGAAGTGGTAGGCGACCCGGGCCAGGCCGAGATCCCCGGCCAGCGCCCACCGGGCGGGGAACGTCGCGTCGGCGAACCGCAGCATGCCATCCAGGGCGCCGCCGGTGGCCTTCATCGCGATCCGGTCGAAGCCGGCGGCCTTATACGCGGCCAGATCCACGACACCCTGGTAATGGCTGATGTCGGCAAATCCCACCGGCATGTGCGTCCTCCTCAGAGTTCTACCAGCAGGGTGCGGCGGGTCGCGGTCAGCGTATCGGCGCCGTTGGTGCTGCGGTATTTGTGCGCGAATGTGTGCAGCCCGGTGGTGGTCGCGACATAGGGCCGCAGGCTGCCCTGGGTGAAGGAGATGGTGTCCAGCGTCTCCGCGCAGTCGTCATCGACCGCGGCGACGGTGTCGGCACCGGAGACGGCGAAGCTCATCCGGGCGGAGTGTCCGGCACCCCCCGCGGAAATGGTCAGCCGGGACTGGGTGTAGACCCAGGCCGTCTGGCCGGCGTACATCCACACGCCGGCCACGGTGGGGCCGGCGCCCCCGGCCAGGTCGGCGTAGGTGGTGGAGGACGTGGTGGAGGAGGACAGGTCGGTGGCCGCGGCCCGGTACGCCTGCAAGCCCCACACCTGGGTGGTGCCGGCGGCGACCGCGCCGTTGGTGGTGAGCTTCCACAGGGTGTCGGCGTAGGCGGTGCCCTCTGAGCAGGCCACGCAGGTCGCGCCGGGTAGCGGAAAGGCCAGGCTCGCGTCGGCCGCGCGGATCATGGCGTTGCCGTTGCCGCGGTAGGTCCAGACCCCGTTCTCGGCCCCGGTGGTCTGGGCGATGAGCAGCACCCGGTCCCCGCTGGCCAGCGCCACCCCGTCCGCGGTGGGCGAACCGGGGGCGGTCACCGACAGGTTGGTGTCCCGCGCCGCGCGGACCGGCGCGAGCATCCCCCCGGCGGGGACGTAGCGCAGGCCCGGGGCGGCGGTGCCGTCCACGATGGCCAGGTCGCCGTCGTTGCCGCGGGGCAGTCGGACGTAGGCGAGCGCGCCGTTGGCATCGACGATGATCAGGTCGCCCCGGGTGGCCGGCGGCAGCGGGATGGCCTCGGCGAGGCCGAGCCTGGCCGAGGTGGCGCCGTCGTGGACGTGGTCACCAGCGGTGGCCTGGGTGTTTCCCCGGCCGAGGCTGTGATGCTGGGACAGCGGGCCCGCGTCCACGTCGGAGAGGGCGTGGAAGGCGTTGACCTGTTCCGGGTCGGACAGCGCGTAGGGCTGGCTCATCCGAGCACCGTGCCTTCCAGGACGCGGGGCGCGGCGGCGGCGGTGTTGCCCCGGAGGATGGCGGCCAGCGCGGTCATCTCGGCGCCGATGGCGGTCTGCTGCTCGGGGGTGCAGTGCCGGGCCATGATCTCGAAGATCCGGGCCAGCAGCATCCCCGGGTCGGGGGCGTTCTTGTCGTTCTTGATCCGCCCGGTGACTTCCATGGCCAGCCGGATCGCCGGCACGTCACCGCTGGCGGCCTCGCGGACCAGGGCGATGTCGATGTCGGTCCGGGCGTCCCCGTAGACCTGGGAGCCCAGGTCCAGCACGTAGCCCTTGAAGATCGGGTCCTTCAGCCAGGAGTTCCACTCGGTCGGCGTGACCTCGGCGTCGGCGAGCGCCTGGGTGAGGCTCCGGCCGTCGGTAGGGTCGGTGCGGGCCAGGTATTCGCGGACCGCGGCAACCTGCCGGGAGGTGAGGCCGGCGCGTTCCCCCGACACGGCCTGCGTCCAGTCGTCGCAGTCGTCCCTGATGATGCCGTGGTGCCGCAGGTCGAGGATGGTCTGCGGGTTCTCCAGCGCCTCGGCGACCCGGGCCGGCACCATCTTCTTGTAGTTGCTGATCCTCTCGATGGTCGGCAGCTTGCCGAACTGGTTCCACATCTGAACCACGCAGGTCACGACGGACATGCGCTGCCGCTCGGCCAGCGGCAGGTCCCGCCAGCGGCGGTACGCCTGGTGTTCGGCTTCGCCCTTGCGGTAGTCCTCCCCGGTGTACTGGGGGGTGATGACCCGCTCACCGGAGGGCGCTCCCTCGTAGGGGGGCGCCAGGTCCAGGCCGTCGGTGACGTCACGCATGGGACGAGTGTGGCATGTGGGACGAGATTCGTATCCCGTCCATCTTGCATACGAAACTGTCCAGCGCTAGCATGAATATGTTGCGACACTGGGCCTAGCCCCCAGGGAAGGTGTCGGACAACGGGTCCAGAGGTCAGGTAAGAGCCGGCGTCGTGGAGGATCTCTCATGCCGACGCCGGCCACCCGGTCCACCCGGAGAGGATGACGTGCATGACCGACTCGGATCGGGCTCCCGTCCCGGAGCTGCTGGAACGCATCGACGCGATGGCCGCCGAGCGGGAGTGGCTCGTCCGTGAGCTGTACACCGCGCTTCGCGGGAGCCGTGGACCCACGTTCCCCCCCGCGCTGATCGAACGCCTGGCCCACACCGAGCGGGACGAGCGGTACTGGCGCACGCTGCGCGAGCACGCACTGACACTGGCCGAGGAGCTGTAGTGGCGAAGGGCGAACTGTGGGGCGGGGAGAAGATCACCGCCAGGTCGACAACCGGTGCGACGGTTGATCCGAATGCGGGACTGGATGCGGTCACCCGTTCGGTGGCGCAGTCTTCGGCGGCCATGAAGCGGGCCACCTGGTACCCGAAGGACCCTAAGGGTAGGCCGCTGGCGGCAAGCGCCATGACCACCTATGAGGTCTTGCTGGTGCACCACCAGGGCAATTCACGCAAGGCCACCAAGGTGTACAACGCCCACGTCAAACGCGGCGGCCGCAAATAGCATGACGAAGAAGGAGAACGCCGTGACGTCGAAGCCCTACCCTCTACTCCGGATTAACACCTCCAGTAGCTGGTGCGACGTACACGGCTCGCACCGGCCGAAGCCGCTGGTATCCGAGGTCCATCACATCTGGCCCCGCGGGATGGGCGGCCCGGATGGGCCCAGCAACCGGGTCCGGGTGTGCCCCACCGGGCACGTGAACATCCACCGCGCGATCCGCGACCTGCTGGCCGGGCAGCGCCCGCGGGGTGGGCGTAACGAGGTGAAGCTGGCCCGGCAGGGGGTGGCGGCCTGGGTGGCGGCGGGCCGGCCGGGGAGGCCGGAGTGAGCGACCACGAGCTGGTGGAGCCGTCGGAGCAGGGCGCGTCATGGCGGTGCCTGGGCTGCTGTCAGGCCTGCGCCAGCGGCAACCTGTGCGACTGCTGCGACGACGACGTGCACGAGCTGGCGGCGCTGCTCGCCCCGGGCTGGGCGGAAGGATGCGAATGATCGGGACCCGACACGAGCTGAAGACCTTGCCGCCGTATTTCGGCGACGTGGTGGAGGGGCGTAAGACCTTCGAGGTGCGGCACACCTTTGATCGGACCTTCGCCGTGGGCGACGTGCTGCACCTGCGCGAGTGGGATTACAACCCCGACTACGAGGTCACCCTTGATTTCGAAGGTGCCTTCGTGGTCGAGGGTGACATCAAGGGCTTCTACTCCGGCCGGGCGGTGGATGTCGCGGTGGTGTATCTGATGTTGGGGGGTTCGATGGGGATCCCGGCGAATCTCGCTGTGATGGGGATCGTTCTCGTGGATGGAAAGGCTGAGGATGACTGAATCCGGCATTGTCGTCGAGTTCGTGGTGGCATGCGGGAAGTGCGACGAGCCCGCCTACGGCGGCCGTACCCTGTTCCTCGACTACGAGGCGGGTCAGCCGCTGGTGATCGACCTGGACATGCACGCCACCCAGACGTCCTTCACCTGCACCGACCCCGACTGCGGGGTCGTGTCGTACACGGGCGACCTCGACGTGTTCACCGACGACGACGAGGACGACGACCAAGCCAGCGCCAAGCCGGGCTTGGAGTTGGCGGTGGAGCGGTGAGCACCCTTCTCGCGGTGCTGTCCATCTCGTTCACCGCCGCCGGCATGGCCCGGGTGTTCGTCGCCGCTCGCCAGGGCTGGCTGCGCCCGCGGACGGGCCTGGCGCTGTTCATTCCCGGCGCCCTGCTGCTGGTGGCCGTGGGGGTGCTCTGGCGTGACTGGGTGGACTACGGGGTCGGGGCGTGCGCGCTGGCCTGGTACGTGTGGCAGTGGTGGCGTGACGGTGGCGACGACGACTGGCGCAGGCGGCGTCGGCGGTTGGTGAGCTGGGCGCGGTCGCACATTCCGCGGCCGGTGGTGGTGCTGCCGCGGATCGTGACGACGTGACCCTGCGCGTCTACCGGCTCGTCGTGACCTACCCCGAAGGAAGCCGGACGGCGGAGGGCGGCACCACGCCGGGCTGGCGGCCGGAGAAGTGGCAGCCCGGCGAGCCGTTCTCCCGTTTCCGGGACTCCGACGACGGGGATCCCGAGTTCGCGTGGCCGGTCTACGGTCCACGCCAATACCTGACGAAGACCGGCGCGGACCGGCGTGCCGAGATTTTCCGCCGCTACGGTTGCACCGTCGAGGTGGTCGCGTCCGATCCTGCGACGTGGCCGGCCGGCAGTGACGGTACGCCATGACCGGCGGCTGGGTGGGGATGGCCGTCATGGTGGCGGTGTTGGTGTTGTACGTGGCGGTGCTGGAGCACAGGTTCCGGCGCTAGCCTGCAAGCCCCGTCCCGGGGCGGGTCTACCCCGGGCGGTGCCCGCGCATCGTCACTCCGCCTCCGGGCGGGGGCAGCGGGTGGTGCCCGCGTCGGAGAAGTCCGGTGCTGGGGCTAGGCGTGGTGCGGTGGGTCAGGGAATGCCTGCCGCACCACGCTGATATGTGGCGGAGCAGGCGGGCTGCTACGGTGCGTCCACGGACGCGAGGACCCCGAGACCGGGAGCCGGGAGGCACCGAGGGCGGGTGAGCGTGTAGCCGGACTGACCGGCGAGCCATGCACCGTTAGAGGGGCTGGGGCTTCTTTGCGCCTCCGCCTTCCCGGAACGGTGTCCATGGGACTTGGGCTTGCACATGGGGCGCAGCGACCAGACGGGGTGTTGACCTGGTGGTGCGGATCGGTGGCCTGTTCGAAGGGCGGATGGCGGCCGGGTGGTGTCTGGTGGACGTGGTGGCCTACGTAGTGGCGGGTGGTGTTCCGGGATTGTTCCGTCCTTCGGCCGGCGCAGGGCTTTGGCTCAGCTCGGGCCGTGCGCCAGCAGGACAACCCCCATCCATGATCAACTGCGGTAGCCGGTCAGCCCCCCGGTACCTCCTCGCTACGCTCGGCCGCATTTGCCCCACATGGGGACACAACATGACATACCTCCCATGAGGGGCCCGGGTTGTGTCAGCCCCCTGCCAACTGATAGCGTACTGACAGCACCCTGACAGGACCCTGACACAGAACCGGTAAAGGGCCAGGCCAGGACCCTGGCAGCTGTACGCGCCCGCGCGAGAGGGTGTACATTGAGCTGTCTCGGGTCAGCACATTGGCCTGTCTCAGTGTCCTGCTATGTGACATATCAGTGCCCTGTGTCCCATTCGTGCCCTGACCCTTTGTTCTGCCGCGTGTTGTGTCAGGGCTCTGTCACGCCTGGCGTCTTGCGGGCATGCCGAATCCCCCGACGGCCCGGGGGGGACTCGTCGGGGGCTGGCTGGCGCAGGGTGGCTAGGCGGGGGCGCCGCGATCGTCGCGGCACGACCCGCAGTCGGGGAACGTCGCGCGGTGCGCGGCCAGGGTCCGGCCGGTGGATGCGACGGACGTCTCGGCCGGGGTGGACGCCGCGTTGATGCCGCAGGAGGCTGCGTGGCCGGTTTCGGGGGCGCTCAGCGGGACGTGACAGTCCGGGCAGGTCGCCGGGGTGATCTCGGGCATGCCGCACGCGATCCAGTCCGCGACGTCAACCTGAGGGGTCGCGCCCCGGGCCAGGGTGGCCAGGGTGTCCCGCTCGGCCTGGCTGAGAATGCATTCCGGGTTGATCCCGAGCATGGACAGCGCCAGGCGCTCCGCCGCGCACGACGTGCCGGAACAGAGCAGCACGGCCACCGCGTCATTCCAGGCGCCGCGGTACGTGTTCATGGCCTCACGGACGCCGGTCAGGGTCAGACTGCGCGCGTCGCCGTAGGACAGGATCGGGTGGCCGTTGGCCGTGTGATCCGTCTCGTGCCCCGGTACGACGTCGGACCAGCACCACAGACAGATGGCGTTGCGGGTGGACAGAGTGGTCATGAGATCATCCTCTCGATTGCGGCACTGCCCCAAGCGTACCGCGTACGTCAACAGCACGTCCCAACCGTCGGGACCCGTCCGGCTCAATGACTCAGCTCCTCACAGGCGAGGCTCAACTCATCCTCGACCATGTATGCCCATTCAGCGGTGGCAAGGTCGAAACACCATCCGCCCTCGGGCGCGTCCTTGCCCATGGTGGCCCGGTAGGACATTGCGTCCATACCCAGGAAGGCGAGTAGCGCTGCCAGTGCCACCCGGATACCGCCGTGCGCGTGCAGGTCCTGTGCGCTGTACAGAGCCCCGGCGCTGGTATCGATGGTGTAGCTGTACGTCCGTCCGGGTGCGAACGGGTCCGTACCGTCGCACGGCTCCAAGCTGATAGTGCCCCGGTACTCGCCGGACCCGATCGTGATACCCGGCTCAAGGCGGGACGTGATGATCATTGGTGCCGTGAGTGTGTACGTGTACCGCATGACCCTCATCCTCTCAGTACCACACGTCGCATTCACCGTTGGCGTGGTCACACAAACGGTGCTCCTGCCCAGGCACGCTGACATCATAGTAACCCGCGACGTCGTAATCGGCAGGACCGCACGGGTCCTCATCCGTGTGGCCACAACACGGATAGTCCTCACACCGAACCATGACCCTCATCCTTCTCAGAATGCGCATGCCGAGCAACGCGGGAACGTACTGGCGGACAGCACGCCGAAACCGTCCATGACGGCCGGGGCGAGCGGGACCAGACAGCTTTCGCAGTATCGGATCGGCAGCTTCCGCGAGTCCAGCACCTCACCCGTAGAAAGCCGGAAACCCAAATCGAGCAACGTGTCGCAATGCGCCAGCGTGGCCCACAGCAGGGGGCGCCGGTCGGTGCACCCGTGTCCGAAGTGGCCGGGCGGCCGGGCACCGATGACGGCAAGCATGTCCGCGACACGTAAGAATCGCCGGGCGGTGGCGTCCACGCGCCTCATCCTCTCAGGGAAAATGTCTCTCATCCCCCAGAGTAACACCCGTCGTCAAGGTCGGGGTCAACCACCGGGCACGTGAGCTCGTGCAACTGGACGCCCTGCGCGCGGGTGGGGTAGGGGTACTCACAGTCGCACACCATGCCCATTCGCACAGCGTGCGCCTTGACCTTGCGGCGGTAGATCTGGCCGGGGTCAACGGTACGCGGCACTCTGGACATGGTGTGCCCCTTTGCGACTAGTCGGACTCTTCGGCCGAGTATCGCACGTCGGTGATTTCGAGATCGGCATAACCGTCGTCCGCGCGTAGCTCGCGGACGTCGCCAACACCCAAGCCGAAACGTGCCTGTGCGGCGTTCATTGCCGCACCCTCACTGGCCGCGTCCACCGTCACCGTGACGGCGCCCTCCACGTACACCATGACGTCGTAATCCTTGGTAACGCCCGACAGTCCGAGTTCGTTCAGAGCATCACTGACCGTGTCACACCAGCCGTGCCGGACGCTGTAGGAACTGGCGACGCGGTGCACGTCGGCTTTGAAGCCTTCCAGTTCGGCACGGGCGAGATCGAGCGCATCGGTCAGTCGGATGTTCTCCGCGCGTTGCGCGGCCAGCGTGTCCAACAATTCGCTGTCGGGAGTCTGGGGCATCATGAGGTTGTCGTCCCCTCCGGGCTGGCGTCGAACACGGCAGCGAAAATGTCCCCCCAAGCGGCGGCGTTACTGCCGTCACCGCCGTTACCATCCGATCTCCTCTGTATTGTGCTCAGGAGTTGACGACTGGCTGTGGCCCGGCCGGGCCACAGCGTTGCCACCACCCGGAAGATGCCGTCCCCTTCCAGCGGGACCAGGAGTTGCAACGGGACGCCGTGCGCGGCGAGGATCGCACCGGCGAAACACCCGGGCGTGCCGTCGGAGAACACGTAACGGCACGTCGTGTGACTCTCGCCCACTCCCCGTTCGGACTCCGGGTAGACGTAGTCATACCCGCGTGCGGCGACAATGGCCGCCGCGTACGTCCTGACCTGTTCGACGGTCGGCGGGTCGGGCGGGTAGGTCAGTTCGGGTGACGTCATTTACTCATCCTCTCGTTGGCGTCTGCTCCACAGGCGCATAATGGGGTCGAGCATCATGGGCAACCAGACGGCCCACAGGATCACGCTGGCCGCTATGGCGATAGGCGACACATCGTGCCCCCTATCTGAGCCACCAGGACGCAATGGCAGCGGCGAGCATGCACAGGCCGACACCGACCAGCATGGCAGTAGCCCGGGCGTACATCACCGCGACCACCGCACCCATCAAACCAGCCCGGCTGGTCCGACGGGCGGCCAGACCGGTCATGAGACCGGCCAACAGGCACGCCAGACCCAGGACCACCGCCACGGCCGTCACGACCCACCGCCGACCGGCACGGGGGCGAGGTAGGCGCGGAATCGGGCGAGCAACCGGGCGTACGCGGCGCCAGGCGTGACGGGCTCAAGGGCCAGCCACAGATCGGCCACCCGGGCGAGGTCGTCCACCATCACCCGGGCGAGCCCGAGACCTTCGGCGGCCACGCGGGACAGTTCAGCCGGGCTCAGTTCGTCAAGTTTCGCCGTGATGTAGCGCAAGTGGTACAACGCCCACTCCGCGCTTCTGATACCGGCGGCGCGGGCCATAATCTCGCCCGTGGCGAACTGCACGACCATCTCTTCGTACGGCCCGCCGTGGCCCGTGCCGGCGACGGCCAGCACGGCGTGCGCGGTCTCATGCGCGACGGCATTCACCTGCACCATGAACGGGGACTCTGCCCGGATATAGGCGGTGCCCTCACGCTGCGCCGGGCGGTAGCGCAACAGGCCGTCCACCCCGATTTCGTTCAGACTCTCGGGCAGGTGCTTGTAGGTGAGCCCGTATTTGCTCTCGCCGTAGAGCGTCACCAGGACCGATAGTGCAATGGCGTCATCGGTGCTGGGCTCAGTCATCGACGTCACCGACCACCCGGGTCGTGTCGGCCGCCACGAACTCGCGCACCAGCCACCGGAGGCGCTCCAGGGTGGCGTCAGCCCGAAAGAGATCATCGGCCTGCTGCTCGCCGTACTCCAGCCCGAGCACGGTCCGGGCGCGGTCCCACACCCGCACCACCGACACCCCGCGAACAGTTCTCCGAGTATGGGGGTGGTCTTCGGGGGTGGTACGCAGATACGTCCTGTCGCCGAAGAGCGGTACCTCTGCGTATGCCCATCTGCCCCCGGCGGCGGTGCAGACCATGGCCGCGAAGCAGGTCTCCCACTCGCCCTGGTCCCATTCGCCACGCACGGCGGCAGCTTCGGTCTCGGCGAGACCGGCCAGGAGGGCCGTTGTGTTGATCACGGCTCGACCGAACGCGGTCCGGTCGGCACGACCATGCCGGCGTCAATCCAGTCCGCGATGGCGGGGAACTCCTGCGGCTCACTGTCAAACCGCCCGTCATTCAGGACCACCAAATACTCACGCTGGGCATCGTCCATGCCCACGGCGGCCATGAAGGCCTGTGGCAGGCGGCTACCGCCGAAGTTCTTGAGCAGGATGCCGGCAGAGTTCCGGAACTGGAACGAGCCGGCGTCCGAAGGGTCCGAAGCCCACTCGTATTGACACCCCTGGGGTTCGAGATCGGTCCGGCCGCGGAGCTGATCGGCGAGCACGCCGAGACAGCAATAGCGGTACTCGGCTACCGGCGAACCGGCGGTTTCGGTATTCCAGTCCACCGCGCGCAGCGCGCCGCGACCCTGCTTGCCGGCGTAGGCGCCGCGCAGTGCGGCAGTCCATTCCGCCCGTACTGCCAGTTGCTCGGGCGTGGGGACGGGGGAGCAGTTGTCTTCCATTGCGTTCATCCTCTCTGTCTGGTGCTGTCCGCAATCTATCCGGGGTATGCGCACTGCACCAGACCCCGAAAGGGTGAGTGACCGTGTGTAATCAGGGGCGACTCGGCCCCCGGTGTCAGTCCTCTGATACCGGGGTCGGGTGGTGGTGGGAGGGCGGCGCACTGTCACCGTGCGGGCGGATCCGCTCGAAATATGGCAGTCCGTCCTCACCGAGCTGCGGGGAGAACTCCACCCGGTACTGCCCGTCGTGGAACCCGAAAGGTCTCCAGTCATACGACGACAGAAGATCCATCGCAGCAGTGAGCAGCCGGTGCGCCGCCGCGAGCTGCGCCTTGTACAGGTTGATCCGCATCTGGTCGCGCAGGCAGGACCGGCACCTGGTGTCGCCTACGTGGTGCTTCACTGCTGTAGCTCCCACTCGGCCTCGCACTCATCCAACAGCCACCGGATGTCGGCGAAGGTCCGCTCCGGGTCGTCGTTGAAGTCGGCCACACCACGACAGGACGAGTCCTTCAGCCGAAGTTGACGCAGCATCAGATCATCCAGATCCCCCAACGCGGCGAACGCCGCCCATCTCTCAGCGTCATCGCGGAGGGCAGGAGAGAATCCGACCACCCGACGGGCCGCACCCACGAGACAGTTCGGCCCGTGCAGCAAGTCTCCGTAGGCGCCCTGCCCCCAGCCCTCGCCGTTGGGACCGAACAGCTCGCGCATCGCAGTGAACGGGTTCACGGGTTCGGCCTCCACGGGTACTCGTGCGCGCAGTAGGACCGATAGTCGGCCGGACTGATGACGAAACCCGACTTCCCGGCGAGGGAGGGCGGGGCGAAGTCGGGGAGACTGCGCAGCTCCGCCGGAATGGCGGAGGAGCCGATGTAGCCCTCGTCAACGAAGCCCTCGAACTTCCCACCCCGAGCCAGAGACCAGCTCATCACCAGCCAGCCCCGGCGGGGATTGCCGTTCTTGTCGTTCGTACAGGTGACCCGCACCAGTACGCGGGTCACAGTCTCTGTGGACATGGATTCATCCTCTCATCCGCTACTCACGCTAACATGACTCAGAAGCGCACGCAATAAGTCACGGCGCTATTGCTGGCCCCCCCACGCACAGCGGACAGCCCGGCGGATGGTCATCTATGAGTTGGAACATGTTACGCGTAACCTGCACGCTACTCCCGCCCAGATCACGGATCAGCCCGTTGGGGTCGGCCTCATAGGCGAGGAGGTCCGACTCATCTATTACGCCTCCAGCCATGGCCACGCCGCCCGGCGGCCGGCCTCCAACAGAGGAATCATCCGGAAAGTGGCATCGGTGAGCCCACCCAGCTCGTGCCGGTTGCCCGTGCCCGAAGAGAGCGCACCCGCCGCGTAGCCCTCCAGGTTGAATCCGTACATGGGAACGGTCGCGGGCACCGCCGCGGGCACACGCCCGTCCGCCATGGTCTGCATGTCCGAGAGAATGACCACCCGACTATGTCCGTTGTAGGTCGCGCGCACGGCACGGCCGATGTACGTACCGTGGCCCACCTCGCCGGTCCGACCCAGGAACCGCTCGGTCTGCTTCAGCACCGAGCTGCCCACGGGTACGTCGTGGGTGAACACGCCGTCGGCGAAGCCGTACAGGTCCACCATGCCGGGGTTGCGGGCGGCCAGGGCCACCCCGAACAGGGCGGCGGTCCAGGCCGGGGTGACCACGGACCGCCCCAGCCCCTGGGTCATCGACGCGGAGGTGTCCACCAGGACCAGCGTGCGGCCGGGCAGCTCCGGGATGTTGGCGCATGCCGCGGTCAACGCCAGGTCCAGGGCGTGCCCCCAGCGCTGCGAGGGGGCGGCCAGGTGGGCGGTGAGGAACCGGAAGGGGAACTGCCGGGAGCGGGCGACCGCGGCGGGACTGGCCAGCCTGGCGGCCACGTCCGCGGCCACCACGTCGGACACGCCGGCCTCGTCAAAGTTGCGCAGGTTCCGCAGCACCGCCATGTAGCCCATGGTGGGGATCAGCGCCTCCCACAGCTTCGCCTTGTCCACCGTGCCGCCGACCGCGGACAGCGCGTCCTCCCAGGTGGCCCCGGCCAGGTGCAGCACCTGCGGGTCCAGCCACTGGGCCGGGTCGGCACTGACCCGCAGGGCCGCGTTCGCGGCCAGCATGGCCAGGGTGACCGGGATGTCGCCGTCCCGGTGGTGCCGGCGGTCGATGGCGTGCTTGAACAGGTCCCGCTGGCCGAAGGTGCCATTGAGCATGCCGAGCTGTCGGGCGCCCTTGTGGTCGCCGGGGTGGGTCAGCTCCAGCACGTCGGCGAACCGCACACCGTGGCTGCCGGTGTCGTACTTGAGCAGGCTGTACTCGCTGTACAGGCGCAGCGCCGCGTCGCCGATGCCGCGCTTGCCCGCGATGGGGACCGTGCGGCCGAACCGGCCCAGCCAGAAGGCCAGCATCTCCCCGGGCTCGTCGGCGCGCTGGAGCACCGAGCACACCACCTGCCGGGTGGTCACCGTCGCCGACCGGCGCTGCTGCTCCGTCTGGGCCAGACGCTCGTGCGCGAAGTAGGCGGCGCCGACCAGGGAGGCCGAGCGCATGTTGGCGTCGGTGCGCAGCCAGCGCAGGAAGGCCGCCACCCATTCCGGGTCATCCACGGTGGCGGCCCGGACCAGAGCCTCGTACCGGGAGTCGCGCGCCGCTGCGCTCTCATAGAACGTCTTCTGGTTCACCATGTTCTGCACGGCGAGCAGGAACAGCTCGCCCTTGGTGTCGCGGACGTAGCCGGGCGCCCCCTCGTGGGTGAGCGTGGTCGGGGCAGGCGGCGTGGTGATGGGCGAACGGCCGGTAGCACGGTGGTCGGTCGTGTTGAACTTGCTCATGTCACCCTCTCCTTGAGACCCCCACAGGATGCCCGAGATCAGGAGTCGAAGTCGGAAACATAGCGCTCTACCAACTGAGCCACACCACCCCTCGCGGGGTGGTGGCGGGACTCGAACCCGCGGCCTCTACCTCCAAAGGGTGAAGTATCCGGCCTCTGCGCTTCGGGCATTCTGTGGAGTTGTGAACCACCGAGATCAGGACGGGAGCGGAAGTTTGCCACGGCCATCGTGGCTCTAGGCCCACTTAGGCGGGCCTAGAAGGAATCGAACCTTGAAGTATCCGTTTCCCTGCGCTTCGGTGGGCTGAGCTACGAACCTTCCGAGATCACAGTGGCAAGAGGTGCCGGTTTCTCGGGCCGACCGTGCATGGGTGAGAAGTAACTCTTGCTCTCGCTTCGGTAGGTACAGCCTTCCGAGATCAACAACGGCCGCCGGGACGGGTCAATTAATAGTTGAAGTACCCGTTGGCCTTCGCTTCGGAAAGCGCGCTGCGCGATCATCCTCTCTCAGGTCACCTTGTAGGCTTCCAGGATCCACCGGGGAAGGTCGATCGCTGCGGACAACGCTACACCACTGTCCGCCGGGACGGCAACTCCGTTCGCGAAGCCTGTCATCGGGTCCCGGCCGCAAACACATCTGCCCTCATATCCCGCCGAGCTGAAACGGCGCAGCATGTCCGGGACCTCCTCGCCGGGCCGCAGCGGCGCCCGTGCGTGCTCACCCAGGTGGTCGGCGAAGTGCAAAGACGGAAGTGCGGCGGTGGGATTGACCGACCGCCAGCCGCGCATCCACTGCTGGACCGCCCGGTGGGCGGCATCGTGCAGCCAGAACCGATCGTCATGCGCGCTCATGTCGTACGCTCCCGACTCGGTCGCCTGAGGTGCCTGATCCCGCTGGAGCGCTTCATCCCGTCGAGGTGGTCATTCGAGTCGGGCAGCATGTCGCGCAGCTTCTCGGCCAGCTCGGGCCGGCAGTCCGGGCAGGGCACCACCGGGTCGGCGGCCTCCAGCCAGCCGGCCACGCACCGGGTGTGGTCACACCGACAGCGCGCCCACGGGCACGGGATCACCGCAGTTCCTTCCTGACGATTCGGTCGAAATCGGCACAGAGCAAGCGATTGTTCTGCTCACCGGACAGCCGCTGCCACATCTCGCCGAACTCCCGGCGCAGCACCCCAGCCGGCATGTCCGCGATCACCCGGGCGCCGCCCAGGGCGTCGTACACGCGGGCCGCCAGCGGCTCCAGCGCGCCCCGACCGGACCCCTGATTCGACGCCACAGCCACCACGGCGGCCAGTGCCCGCTCCGGCGACGCCCCGGCAAGCAGGCCCAGCGCGTCGTAGACGGCTTTTCGGATGTCAGCCGGACCGATGTACCCGGGATGGGTCTTCGCCAGCATCCTGACGGCCGCCTGGGCGTCACCGAGCGGCAGATCGCCCAGCACCTCGTGCCAGACGTCGGGGGTTCCCTCGGTGAGCTTCATCCCCGGCCAGAGCGCCGCCACCATCGCGACCAGCTCCACCGTGTCGGCCGCGATCACGTCGCCGTCCGCGCGTCCCGCGCCACGGCCCGCTCCATCGCGGCCTGCCAGTCGATCCCACCGCCGAAGTTCGGAGACCGCGCCGAAGGCGCCGAACGGGTGGCCGCAGACAAGATCCAGTTCCGCCAGGTGGCCGGCCAGTCCAGCTTGGTCGCTCC